TTCAAGTTGGTCTGTGAAGTCATACTTGTTTTTCTGCTCACGGAACTGCCTGTAGAATTCAGTAAACTGGTCAAGCTCTTCGGGTGTAACACGAGCGTTGAGCTGTGAGCTGAGTATATCTTCGCTGCTGGCTTTAAGGTTACGTTTGAGACTGTCGTAGGTTAGAATGATGTCACCAGCATTGTTGTTGTACGACATACCATCTTTGTTTGAGTATGCTACACTGCCTGAGATTGGATAGCTAGATAGCTCACCCAACAGCTTGTAATCTTGGTAGCTAAGCATTTGTTTACGAGGTATACGCCTGTAGCACAAAGCGTGGAGCGTGCTGAACCCAGTGAAATCAGATATATGATAATCTGGATTCTTGACTAGGGCACGGTCAATAGCTTCTTGTGCACCAGTCTTTGAGAACGTGGTAAAACAAATATCTTTGGGAGATGTTTCTTTGTCTAGTACTTGGGTAAGTAGATCCATAAGAGTGGATGTCTTACCAGTACCTGCACTGGCTACGAATATTGTTTCATTAGTATGCGGATTGCTCATCTAGGTCGGGCATGGGTGACGATGGGTCAATACGTAAGTTCTCCTCACGTACACGCCAACAGCGTACCTTTAGCCGTATCGGTTCTTTTATTGTGTGCATTGTTGCGTCAGCTTTGAGGACTTGTTTCAAAGATGATAGTATTTTGTTGTCTGGTAATTCTTTGAATCGTTGCTGGCTCAAGTAATCTTTGAGGTCAATCATACGGAACAGAAAGTTGCCGTTAACTTTGATTGGTCCATTCTTGATTGCATTTGAATTGTCACTTGCACTAGCACAGAACATAGACACATACTCCACGAACTGACCAACAGGGGTCATCTCGAACGGTATGTCAATCTGTGTACAATTCTTCAGTAGTAAGTTTTGTTGCTTGACCCAGTCGTCTTGCTTGATTGGTGGGTACTTGAACAGTAACTTCTCCATAACCTTTTGGTTAAACTGATTGAAGTTATCGAACTGCTCAGTGGTAAGTTGTATCTCTGCATCGTCGAGCGTCAAGAACCACAAGGGTGGGTCACTCTTGAGTTGCATAAGTGAACGATTGTTGGGTAAGAACTCTTCTTGTCCAATCCCGTACTTACGTTGTCCACACAAGCTTGCGTCGCAGTATTTACAGAGTGGTTGATTGGAGCATTGATATTTGTAGTCTTTCTTGCCGTAGGAGTTGATGATAGCTTCAACCTCTCTGTCTTCTAGTGGCTCAGCAAACTTACGATTGAACTTTGGTAGTAGGTGCTTCCAATCAGTTGGCTGTGCTTTCTTGAGATAGACAGCTACGTTAGCTAATGTGATGTTACGAGATTCGCTGTGTTGCGTCCTATTCTGGAAAATGTAGTTGAGGCAGGGTGGACCATCGGGTAACTCCTCAACGTCCAGTGTAGGGACGCTTAGCTCTTTAAACTTGTCTATAGACAGGGTCTTGGTCTGTACGTACTCTAAGAACTCTTGTGGGTTGAGTGCATTGCCGTCAGTATCAAATGCGTATTGTAGTGTGGGATTGCCAGAGTACGGCATGTTAATCCAGTTACCGTACTTACTGTCGTCCTTGCGGTTGCCGATCTTTGGTTGCTTGGGGTATATCTCACAAGCACCTTGACCAAAGAAAGCTGAAAATGATTTTAGTTTGTCGATTACATTTGCTGCGGATACTTCTTCTGAGAAGAACAAGTATACATGAGCACCGCCTGATTTGGAACGGCAGACGACAAACGGTAAGTTATGTTCTTTGACGCTGGTGAGTATATCTTCAATTGTGTTTGATTCTTGATATACATCTACGTCAAGCACGCCCCAACGAACACGGTCTTCGTTGATAAGCGGTGTACATCCAATAATCTTCTCACCTTTGAGGTGTTGTTCCCATATGTCAGTAGTAAGCGGAGCTTTGACTAGGAAAGACTTGGAGTCTGCTTTGCCGTCACGGTCACGTGTCTTGCCAGTCAGTGACGTTTGACCGTGCACATCTGGGTTACATACGAATAGATCGTTGAAACGGAAAGCTAAATCTGCGATTGGGATCATAAGGGCAAAAAAACCCTAGCCCCTCAATGAGAGGCTAGGGTAAACCAGATAATAACTAGTATGGCAGAGCTTCGGAAGCTACAAGTTTAGGTGTATCTTCTGTCTGCAATAACGGAGTGTCTGATGCATTCTTGTATGTATCAGACGCAATGGTGAGGATATCTTCATCAGCTTCGAAGTCGAGAACACGGGGCTCTACGAACTCGAAGTTGAAGTAGTCATCACCATTCTTGCTAGTCTCGAGCACTGACTTGAGTTGCCAAGCTTGAGCATATAGCGGTGGTTGCACATCCATCCCATCATAACGGAAACGATTGATATCGCTCGTTAGTTTACGTGAAACACGTAATTGTGATGAGGTGAATGGGATAACAGCTTGTTCCCAAGTGTCATTTATTTTGACGAGGACGAACCAATAAGTTGTGAACTTAAGTTCGTTCTCACCCAGCCATTCGTCGTATTGACGCTCACGTCCCTTTTCGTAGTCGGGATGACTTACGATGGTCAGTGGATGATTACCTTTGAAACCGCCACCCTTAGAACGGGGAACCCATTCGGTGTAGATGGACTTAGTGTAACAAGGGATAATCTCCGCAGGTTGGTCGATTACGCTTTGCGATTTAGCAAAGAATAGATCGCCAGACTCTGCGCCCTCTACATACTCTTCTTTTTGTTTCTTCAGCTGAGGGCTGAGGTCTTGTAGGATGCGGATAAAGGGCAAAGCTGAGCTACCTGAGTCTAGGTTCTCTGTGCCTTGTCCTGCTACTGTTGTGATATCGAATGCCATGATTCTTTCTTTCTTTTTAGTGGGTTATTTTCGCTCGCTTACCTTGGTAGATACCAAAGGCTTCACGAGGTAACGATTCTGCCAGCTCTGGGTTATCCAGTGCGTCACGACAGAAAGCTTTGAGAGTTTGGTTGTGCACGGTAATCTTAAGATCAGCGTCCACATCCTTATCTTTTAAAAGTCCAAGTATTTCTTGAGCCTTAGCATCATCACCTCGTCCCAGTGATACTGAGATTTGATTCTTGATGATAGACTCGTTGTTGGTTGCACGTAACCAGTCGAACGCAGTGTTTGCGTCTTTGATACGAGCATCAACAAACTCATCCACTTTGATCTTAGTTCCGTCTTCAAGCTGTACAAGTTTAAGACCAACCTTATTCATAAGGTCGGGTATAAGTTCCTCAGTTACTTGTTTACGTCTAGCTTTGAGGTCACTTATTGCTACTTCAGCTCCCATTATACTTTGATCTAAGTCGTTAAGAGTAACTCCTAACTCCTTGAGAGTAGCCAAGTCATCTGCTTCGACTCCGCTAGTATCAATACCGTCTATTTCTGCAATGGGTATTACATTGCTTTCTTCTAATATTTTGTCTGTCATTGTTATCTTGTTGCTAAATGCCCAACACGAGCATAACCAGCTATATCCACCCAGTTGTCTCGTTTGGATTTGTTTAGTTGTCTTGTTATTTTTAACGCTACCATAGCTAGTGCTACTTGGTTGGCGTCAACCTCAGTGTCAAAGATTACTGACCACAAGGTAGCTACTCTATCCATTTCTACTTTGCAGTCTCCGTAATCTTCTTGTCGATCACCTTGAGTAATAGTCAAGGCTTCTTCTAGTATGTCTTGTTCTTCCATATTGTTGTTAGCACCAAGTCTTGCCTAAATCAATATCTGCAATAACTGGTACTTTGAGCTGTATAGCATTCTCCATGATCAATTTCAAGTCCAAACTCTCCTTTTCAGAATTAACCATGCAGTTAATTTCATCGTGCACTGGTAACCGCATGTCAAATCCAGCGTCATAAGCATCTACCATAGCCTTTTTTGCTTGGTCTGCTGCTGAGCCTTGGATGAGTCTGTTCAATGCTTTGCTGGTAAATGCACGGAAGAGTGCGGAGTTAGGATGCTTTTGTTTTGCTTTTTCTAAAGTTTTGATTGGTGAGTCACCGAACTCTTTGACCCAGAAGTCAAAGCGAGCACGACGTCCCATAATTGTTTTGATGTAGCCTCGTGAGCTTGCAAGGTTCATTACGTTGTCGTACAGAATCTTGAGGAACGGGGCTTCTGAATTAAATTTACGCATGGTTGTTTGGCACATTTCTTCGGATATGCCCAATGTCTTAGCCATCTTCTTCATACCCATACCATAACTAATACCTAGGCATAACATCTTACAGGTGTCATAGGGTAATCCAGTTGTTTTTTCAAAGAATGTGTATAACTTTTCACCACGCTCAAAGGCTTCTAGAGCTTCCTGAGCTTTTGGGAGTGGTCGATTGAACTCGCCAATAAGCGCATAGTGGACTTGGAGACGTGGTTCTTGGGAAGAGTAATCTGCTTTACACCAGAGTTTGTCGGGCTCTGCGATGTAGAGACTTCGGATAGCTTTACCGATATCACTTCGCTTAGGTACTTGTTGCATGTTTGGGTTCGCTGAAGATAACCGCCCTGAGCGAGTGCCACCAGAGTCTGATGCAGTTTGTTTGAAGTCGGCATGTATTCGTCCTTTATAGTTTTGTTTTAGTATGGTGTCTTCAATGAACACTTTCCTGAGTCGGTTGATACTTCGTGCTTCGTGTATCAACTTAACTTCTGGGTGGTCGCAGTTAACTAAGAAGTCTTTTGATATGGATGGGTTACCTTTCTCAGTCTTAGGTACAACAAGACCAAGACCTTCTATGTGCTTAGCAAGCTGAGCACCTGACCATATATCTATATGTTGAAAATGTTTCTTTAGTTCTTGTTCCTTGAGTATAAGTTGGTTGTTTAGTTGTTCTGCTTTGTCTAAGTCTACAGGCACACCTTTCATTGTCATGTGTACAAGTACAGGTGTAAGCTTGCATTCAAGCTCCCACACGTCCCACAATCCCTGCTCACGCAGTACGGGCTTTTGGTATTGGTAGATGTCCCAAGTGTTACGTGCATCAATCTCTGCATACTCGCCTACATATCGTGCAGGTAGTTTCCACATCTCAGCTTTGGGGTCGATGTTGTATGCTTGTGCAGCGTTTTTGAGTTCATCTTCAAACTTAGTTCTGTCCAAGTATTTCTTTGACAGATTGTTTAGACTGTATGAGAACTGCTCCTCATCAATCAGAGCTTCTGCAATCTGTATGTCTCGGACTGGACAAGAGACACCTACCCCTAAGGTCTCAAGCCAGCCGAGATCATATGCAGCATTAGCAAACAGAACTTCAGCACTGTTTGTAAGTACTCGCTTCACGTATGCTAATACAATGTTTCTATCTAGGTTATCACCACCGAAATGGTCGATAGGTAAATATATTTCTTGATGCTCATCTGCTATAGCAATACCAACTACTTTACCAGCTCCACGCTTGTATGATGGTCCGTATAGCTTGAGGTCAGGGTCGCAGGTTTCTAAGTCAACTGCAATGACTTTACCAAACTGAGGCAGTACAGCAGGTGGACGCCAGTTTGATTCAGGTGCGAAGAGGGGTGGTTGTAGCATTTATTTTAAATATTGTTTAACTTTATTCCAGTATGGTTTGGTAGATTCTTTTTGCCAACCGTTGGGTCCACCGTTGTGGATACGGGCAAGATCTTCAAAGGTTGTTTTGCGACCAGTCTTATCTTCCATCTTGATTGCGTACCAGCTAGTGTAAAAAATAAACATTTCTGTAGCTAAGTTTCTATCAAAAGCATCAGTATGTTTGTAATCTGTGCCCCAGATTTTGTTTACGTCTTTGACATAAGCTTCATGGATCTGGAGACAGCCAAGTGCTTTGCCGTCGTCACCAACAGCTAAGTCATTACCTCCACTCTCAATCTGAATTAAGATTGCTATCAGTTGCCATATTGTTTCTAGCTTCATTTTCTCGTATTGTTTTGTTTACTTGTTTCCACTCTTTTGACTGCATTCGCAGTTCAATGTCACGAGCATCGTAGTTTCTTATTAAGCCATTGTCTTCACCTTCTTTGACAATCTCTTTGTATTCCTGACATACATCAGCATCGAGTATTTCTTTAGCTCTACGATCTATCATGTCGTACAGTTCTTTGCTAGAAGATCTGTGACCTATTTGGTATGTTGGGTCTATACCTATGTATTGTTTGTATGATGATGATTTACTTGTGTTGGACATAATTATAAATTGGCTGGGTCGCCCCCGAAGGGGCTAACCAGTTATCTGGAATGGACTATATGATGCAACCTACCTGATGGGATCCAAGTCGTCGTCCAGTCTGTACAGTGGGAACTAGCCGTACAGAGTCGCTAGCTGAGGAAAAGGGAGGTCTTGCGGATCATGTTGGTTAGAAACCGCAGATCGAGCGTGCCTACCTGTGTGCTCAAAGTTATTGTGAAATGTATTTGTAAAAGTCGTTAAAACCTTCTTTTGTCATGCCGAAGGTTACTGGGCATGGGTCTTCAACACCGCTGTCATTGATACAAGACGCATCAAACCTCCTCATTACAAACCTGTTGGTCTTCGGGTAGGCTGTGAGGGTGATACATTTGTTGATGCTGTTTTTGATGACTTCGTTGCATTTAATCTGGAATGCTGACTGTTCAGGGCGTATTTTTCCAACTTCAAACTTGCTCTCAATAAGCAGTATTCGATCTTGCAAGATAACCAAGATATCAGGAACTCCGTTAGACGTAGTATTTTCGATACGCTGAATAACAACTTTTCCATTCGTATGCTCATAGAACTGCTTCCTGATCCATGTATTGAACTGTGCTTCCGTCTTCAATGCTGAGTATTGAGAGTCCATGCTGGATGTCTGCAATGGTTGTGTCAACACCGAATTGTTTTTGTTCTTCGCAAAATGCTTCAATGATTTTAAGCATTTGTTTACCCTCAGTAGTGGCTTGGAAGTGGTCATCGACGAGCATTTTGAGGATATCTTCTTTAATGACTTCTTCGTCCAAGTTTGAGGTTGTAAGTCTTTGACTAGATGAGTTATCACCGAGATAGCTGTAATAGTTGATAAGGCAGTCTTCATATTCATAATCTGTAAGGAATGCAGTCAGTAGGTCATCAGCGACCTCTTCGTGCGAGTTTTTTTTACGTTTGGTTGTGGGTTTGTAGTATTGCTTGTCCCACCAGTCGTCACGGTCATCCCAACCTACAGCACCTAGTCCTGTAACTTTGTTATTCTTGTAACCTATTGTGGGCTTGTGAATGTTATCAAATAGATGTGAGTAGTCTTTGTTTTCTGGACTGTGCACAATCATTGCGTCTTGAGTCATACGGTTAACAACTGCGTTGTATATTTGATCAGATACTTTAGCGTTCTTCTTGAACGGTGATGGTACTTTCTCAATGTACGTATGTGCATCCATATCAACACATTGACCACCGAGTGACATGCGGAAGTGTACGTCAACTTTATCTTTGTCAAGATGACCGATGGTAAAGTGTAGACCCTCACGGTTTACTTCGTCAGCTTCGTCAGTGCCTGATTGAAACGCTGAGCTTGTACAGTGATGGTGCACTGTACCGAGCATAAGGTCTGGGTACTCTGCACGTTGCTTCTTGTACTCAGGGTCGTTAGGTAACGACTTGACAGTCATGCCGTTGGTTTGTTGCGGTGGTAGCCACCACGACCAAGGTTGATTACTGTCTGCATTGTAGAACAAGAACACAAGTGCTTCGGAGTTGAACTCATCCTGAGTCTGCTTCATGCAGTGCATGATGTCATGCCACATACGCATTGGTATTGGCTTGCCGTGAAACTCAGGTACAATGTCTGATGCTTCTGGTGTTTCAACTTCTTTGAACACCGTGAACAAGTCAGTGGTTACTTGTTCGTATACTTTGTTGTCGTGAATAACCATTACGCTGATTTACTTTCTAACTTTGATAGGTCGCCAACTGTGATAGTTTGCAACCGTGAGAAGGTTGATTGAAACTCACAAGGCATATACTCGACGTGTTCGTCGCGTTCCATGCCGTGCCAGAGCCAGATCAAATAGTTACCAAGTGAGCCAGCTACTTGATTTGCAATAGCAAGCTGTGGATCAGATTCAAGTGCCATGCCTTGACAGTTAAGAGGACTGCCTGATTGGTCAGTTGCAATCTCTGGGTAGCGTGCGTACGGATGCATGTGTGGAAAGTCACGCACAAGTTTGGGATCATAGTAGAATGCCTGACTTGTGTGGTACTCGTTAGCACATACAAGGATTGGTTTGTTGTATTGAATCGCAGCGTCGATAGACGCTTTGCGTGCTGGGTGATTGTCTACACAACAGATGATGATGTCGCAGTCACCGAAGAAGAACTTGTACTCAGTGTCAAGTATCTCGGGTACAAAGTAATCTGATACCGCAGTGCCTTCGCCTTTGCGGAAGTTGTATAGCTTCATGAGTGCACGAGCTTTGTACTCGCCTACTTGGTTGTTGCGAAAC